TTAATCTGCTTTAGAAACAAACTTCGGCAACTGCGCCACAAACCCTTCAACGCTTTCAATAGGCTCTTTTAGTAGCTCGTAAGCCTTGAGCCAAACTGCGTCTTGGTATGCCAGTAGTGCATCGGCTTCTGCTTTCCAAACGCCACTAGTCAAAAACTGTGATACCTCAGCAAAGTTCCGATAATCATATTGTTGGGCGGTGGTGTCAAGCAAGGTGTAAATAGCGGATTTGGCTTGTTGTGCAAGTTGCTCAGGTGTTGACGCTTCGGGTGGAAACTCTACCAACTCACCGTTAATCAGTGCGGGACGTTGCATTTGAATCGATGCGTTAAAAACATCCTTGGTAACTTCGACGGCATCATATGGTATATTTTCACCATGAATATCTGTTAAATAACGACCTGTGATTAAGCCTTTATTGTCTTTTGTAATGTAGTGCATAAATTTTTATTCCTTAATATCCGATTGCGATCCATCTAAAAATGCCAGAATAACTTCCGCCATTTGAAGCGCCATATTGAAATGTTAATCCGCTATTGCTTTGTGTTGTTACGGGGCTATATACATGAGCAACTGTTGTTGAGCATGACCAAGAGTGTATACCGCAAGTTAAATTGATGATACCTGTAGGAAATGCAATAGGAAAACTTAAAGGGTATGATGTGCCATGCACTCCTGACACATTATAAATACCCCACTGAATAATCAGTCCACTCGGCATCTTTTGATAACCATTAGCAGACTTCAATGACGTAAAATCTGCTGGCAATCCTCTCAATAAATCCGCATCCAACCCACTACCAACACCGTCAACGTCTTTTAAATCCGCTAGCAATTGTGTTTTTTGTGCAGTGCTTTGTGCTGGCGTTACACCATCAGAGGCGCGAGTACGAGAAACAATACCTTGGCTTACACCACTTGAGTTAAAGCGTTCCATGACGTAATCGCCAGTGGTTGGTTCAACGTATTCTTTCCAGCGCACAATACTGTTTTGCTGATAGCCAATACCAGCTTGTTGGCTGTTGGTGCTGTTGACCAAAATAAACTTATTGCCTGTACCACCGACCGAAATATCCGTAACGGCTGCGCTAAAAACAAGGCTTGAGCCTGATGATGCACCTGCGATCTGGCTGTTGATTTCGTTAATCATCGTTTGCAGAGCAGCAACTAACGCCTCTGCTCGCGTGTTAAACGTGGCAGGGTCTGACTTGCTTGGTGCGGCTGGTAGCTGTGAAATTGCCATTTATTGCATTCCTTCTACTTCTATTGTTAATAAAGCGTAGTTAGCACGGTTAACTTGTCGCTTGATGTTCTTAAAAAATCCGTAACTGATTAGACCGGCTGCTGTATCGAAAAATAACAATGGAGTTGCTCGCAAATCAGTTAATGCTTGATACATAAAATTTGCAACACTCGTTGTGAGTTCGATATTAGCGGTGAACGAGTGACCATAGCCACGCTTCACAAGGGTTACATAGCCGTTTGCATCGGCTGACTTGGTTGAGTAATCGAGTAATTCTGAGTTTAGTCCATATTGAACATCACCCACTTCAATGACACGACCATAAACCAACATGCCGAGCTGCGCTGGCGATGACACAGAACGCTCTAATAAAATCGTCTGCGTCCCATTGATTGGCACGCTTTCGATAACGGCATTTTTAATCGTTTCGATTGGTGCAAAAAACCAGTTCTTCCAATCGCTCGCATTTTTAAGAATCGACTGAGAAATCCCGTTAACGGTTAACTTTGTTGCACCCATTTCTAGTAATGCCAGTGCGTCGCCCGTACCTGAAACGGTAAGCTGAATAGAGCCATCGCTGGCTGTAGCTGTCGATACCGTACCGACAATACCATCAGCAAAGGATTGTTGGTTTTCTGTTGTGCCACCAATGTTTGAGCTGCTGACGGCATAGACACTTGGGATGATGATTTTTAGCATATTACACCCGTACCGCTGGCATACCATCGCCATCCCATTTTCGAATAATATCGACCATGCGTTTGAGCAAGTCGTAAAGCTTACTGTCATTGCTAGGGCTAACCGATCCACCAACCATGCCACCGCTGGCAAAGCCATTACTTCGGATGCTTTCCAGTTGTGGTGCTAAATCGGGTTGTTTGCGTAGCATCCATGCGGGGACAACATACTCGCCTTTGTGCACGATACCTGCAGGCTCTAATACGCCGCCATTGCCAGTAAAACCGCCATCGCTAAACTTTGCCATCGTTGCTTGCGATAGGTTTGTTAAGCCGCCGTTTTGGTCGAAGTAGCTTTTGAAGTCGCTGGCATGACTAACCAACATGTAGTAAGTTTGTTGACCTGCTGCAGTGCTTAAATCCTGACTTGCTACCAATGCCTTATATTCAGCTGCCGTTTTAGGTAAAGCATTAATACCAACGCTACTCATGGCATCAGTTAGGTTTTTGCTTAACACTGTGAACTTTTCGGCAGTGGTGTAAAACAAATCAAAATAGGTTGCTGTTTTATCGACAAAGGTATTAAGTGTTCCAGCTAATGTTACGAAAGCCTGTGACGTTCCGAGCACGTCGCCTTTTATGGTAATGCCTAAGTCGCTTAGTGTTTTTTGTACGACAGCTTTATCTGTAATGAGTCTATTTAATGTCTGAAAATACCCTTCATTCATTTTTCCGTAGGCGGTTACGATGTCACCAAAAACAGAGTAAGCAAGCTTATCAGCTTGACCTGATACCGCATCGTTTAATGCTTTGGTGATTTCATCGCCAGACTTGCCGTATGTTGAAATGTCGCCAATACTGACAACAAAGTTATTTACTTGATCGGTGACGTTGCGGTTAAGCTCCGTACCAATGTTAATCATGCCGTCGTGTAAGTTATTAAACACGCGCTGAAGCATGCTTTTTGCATCGGCTGATATAGCGACGTAGCTACGTTCATTACTAAAGGTCGTATCTCTAAACCAGCCACCGTCGTGTGCAACAGTGGTATCTTGATAGCCACTAATGCTCGCTTGACCGCCTAGCGCAAAGTTGCCCACGGTTAAGCCGCTGCCACCAAATGATTTTTTGGTCGAACCGAAAACGCCATCCATAAGACTTTGTGCCGCACCAATAGCTATCCCGTCAATGGCTTGTAATAATCCGCCAACAATTGGGATGTTATAAGCCATTTGAGACAGCGCATTATTGCTAGCAAAACTCGCATACTGACTACCTAACGACGACGATGAAGACGCAATCGGTTTATTCAAAGCGCCCATATCGCCAGTAACAAACAGGCTCGTTGCGAAGCTAGTTAGATTGGTATTCATGCTTTTTAGTTCGGCATAAATTTTGGTGAGCTCTTTGTACTGAGATGCCCCGTTATCATTCATGTAGGCAAGCGACTTAGTCAGTGATTCACTAGGGTCTTTGCTGCCAATAGGGCTGCTTGCACCGTTCATTGAAGGGGTTGCGGGTAGTGCGACACTACCACCACTTCCCCCGAAGGCGCTCATAACACTGCCAACAATAGCCGCCATTGCCGCACCTGCCACAAAACTCATCGGGAAAGGTGCGGATAATGCCGATAAAATGGCACTGCCTGCCTTGGGAGCCATGCCAGCAGCATCGGTTGCCATTACAGCTTGTGCCGACAGCATCTTTTGAGCATCCATTGCCAGCGTAGCAACGGTGAGCGTTTTTTGAATCTCATGTAGTGCTTTTTGCTCTTTGCTGTTTTGCGCGAACATGGTGCTGGCTGCGCCTGCAATATTGGCGTACATGGCAATGCCATTGCGACCACTGTTTTCGGTAATAGCGGCTTCTTTTTTGCTTAAATCTTCTAGTAGCTTTGTCTTTTTTTCAGCACTGAGCGTTTCATCTGCTGCGGTTTTTTTCTTTAATTCCGCAATGTCTTTTAAGCTTTGTTTTTCTTTTTCGTAATGAGCGAACATATCGCCCGTTGTGTCAGTTAAGGCAGACATGCCATCAACAACACGGTCGTTTGTTTTACTGGCTTTGACTGTTTGCAGGGGTGTGCTTAGGGTTGCTTTAATGTCCTTTTGCATTTTTTCAGAAGCTGCCAGCATCTCTTTTTTAGCTTTGAAATTGGCATCAATTTCTTGCTGTAGGTAACGCTCAAAATCAGCATAGTCATCATCACGGGCTTTGCGCTTTAGTCGTTCACTCTCTTCAGCTTCTTTCTTAGCTTTTTCCTGTGCGTCTTTAATCGCTTTAGCCGCTTGTTTGCTTGCTTCTTGCTGGTCTTTAATTGCCTTTGTTGCGTCATAAATAGCAGCTGCTTGTGCTTTAACGCCATCTAGTTGATCTTGCGTTGCTGTACCGCCATCTTTTTTAGCGGAATTTTGTAAGCTAAACTGCGCCTGTGCAATAGCGGAATCGCGTGCTGATAAGCCAATAAGCGCATACTGTTCTTGCATCTTGCCAAGCGCGTCAGAAAAGCTAACATCAACTTTCATCACAATTGCTTTTTGTTCTGCCATCCACTGGGCGGCATGGTCGTAGATTTGCTTTGTTTGACGGTCTGCGCCCTCGATGTCCATTTCTGTTACGAGATTGATTGCGAGTGGATTAGCATTAATCTGCGCAATTTTAGCTTTAACTTCGGCTGTTTTTTGGTTAAAAACATCCGTCGAAATATAAAGCTCTTTTTCGCTTTGCATTTGATTAAGCTGCGCTGTTAACTCACGTAATGCCTGCGCGCTCGCTTTAAGTTTAACCTCATCAATCACTCCGCCAGTACCGACCGACTTTTGAGCTGACTCTCGCAATGAATCAACAGCCGTAGCTGTCCTGTTGCTTTCGAGCGCAAGATAACCAATTGCTGCTGCAGCTGCTGTAATCGCCGCACCCCAAGGCGTTAACGCAAATCGTGCTGCCGCTGTTGCCGCTGCTGTGATACTCGTTGTTGCTAATGCGCCAGCGGTTGCCATTGTCGATAGTGCAATCGATGTGCTGACAATCGCGGGGATCGCTTGCGCCACTAATGCACCCGTAACAGCAACTCCAGCTACTGTTGCAATAGCCTCAAGGTTCCTGCTAACGCCTAAAATGCCATTTGCCAGCGCATTACTTGCGCCTGTTGTCTGATCTATTGCACCGACTAGCACCAGCGCGTTGGTCTGCATATTTTGCGTCGCCTGACCAACGGTGACGCCTTTTTTAACAAACTTTTCATCAATAGCATTAGATTGTTTTTCGAGTGCTTGAATGACAACCTCAGCGGTAAGCTGACCTTGATGTGCCATTGCATGTAACGCGCCAATAGGCACACCCAAGCCGTCTGCCAATGCTTGTGCAACACCACGACCATTTTCCATGATGCTATTAAACTCATCGCCGCGCAAAACACCAGACCCCATTGCTTGCGAGAATTGCAATAAGGCAGCCTGTGATTGCTCAGTCGTTGGATTTGTTAGGCTAAGTGCTCTATTAAACGTCTGTGTAAAAGCGATTGATTGGTCGGTTGTTTTGCCAAGCGACAACATTGCACTGTCAAGCGAGCTAAATAATTTAACTGTTGCGGGCAAATCAGCATAAGAACTAAACGATACTTGTGCAAGTTTTTCTTGGATATAAACCAGCCCAGCGGTACTATCGGTTAATAGCTTGATTTGCCCTTGCATAGCAGTGTAAGCATCAGCTGTTTTAATAATTGAGCCAATCGAATCAGACCCCATCTTTAAGCCAATGAAGCCTAAAAACTGTTGCTTTGTTGCCGATAACTGCTCAGAAATGGATTGCAAACCAGCCTTTGTTTTGCCGTGGTTTTCAATCGCAGAATTTCCCGCCTTATCGTGTGCATCGGCAATATCTTTTGTTTTGGCTGCAACCTCTTTTGTTGCTGTTACAACTTCCTTTGCAGACTCTTTGGCTTTTGTGCCACTTTCTTGTGTTGCTTTTCCAGCTTTTTCTTGCGCTGCAACCAGATCATAAGTAGCCTTAGTTGTCTCACCGATAGCTGAATTTACTTGCTCAATAACAACCTTAGCACTACCATTGCCATCTAGTGTTAATACAAATTTTAAATTATCAGCCATTTTGGAGAATCCTAATGCGTATTATCAAATACTGCTTAAATGATTTAGGGGTTATTGCTAAAGCTTTTAGCTATACAATCGCTGCTTTTATTGCCTTAGTTTTATTATTAAAACTATTCGTCTAATGATTTAAAACCTGCAAATATTCATCTTCCGCAATCAAAAACCGATTCATTAAATCCGATTTATCGCTGCCATTAAAAAAGGTATCTATCACAATATTGACTTGCGTTAAATCAAACCCGTCATAGATAATTTTTAGCTCCGTCATGCCACTTAATACGGTTTTACGCATTAGCTTTTGGCATTTCAGAAATAGCGTAATGGCTTGCTCGTTTTCGGGAAGTAGCCAACAATCATTATCGATAACTGTTGGCATTGGCACGTTATCAAAACCCCAACCGGCTAGCCCTCCGTTAATATCAGCAAGACTAACCTTTGGCTTATCGGTTAAGTATCGAACCACCTCCCTTAGGTTGGCTTCTTCGCTTTTTTTTCGATAGCTTCGTTAAATGCGCTAATGCAAGCACTAGCCAAGTCGGTATCGTTTTTAACCGCGTTAACCAAGGCATCACCAGTAATAGCGCTACCAAAGTCATCGACCATATCAATGCCTTCTACGCCCACTAAAATGGCATCAATGAACTTGGTTTCTTTGTCGTCAAAGTCAGATAGCTTTAACGTCTTAAAGGTTGCGGTAAAACCGCCAGACACTAAATTGCCAGCATTGTCGTAATAGTTGACGGTTACAGGTGCTTTGAATGTGCGGTTTTGGTTAATTTTCATTGGCATGATTAAATATCCTAAGTGAAAGAAATGGTGTAGTCATTGTTGCGTGCTGTTGGCACAATCGACGCATCAATATCAAAATAAGCGAGTTCTTTATCCCAACTTAGATTTGGCGATGCTTTGATTTGCACGTTTGGTACGCTAAAACCAACACGAGAGCCTGCAACCGTACCCAAGTTGAAAGCGACAGCACCAAAGGTATTATTTTTGGCATTGGCAATCATGGTGGTGTATTGTGCATCGTTGGTACGGAATTTAGTTTTGACGTTACCATCACGACTAATAATCTCGACCGATTCAGTGCCAATCAGTGGGATATATTCAACCTTAATGCCAGGATTAATACTGAGCGCGCTCATCTCGACAGCTACGCCGTAATAGGTGAACGTACTGGTTGCTTTACTGGCGCCAAGCGGCGAGGTAAATGCTGCAAAACTCACACCTGTTGGTGCTGCGACACCTGTTTGTGGGTCGTTCCACAAGCCGATAAACTTAAACTTAGCCATAGGTGCTTTGGCGGAATCTAAACTAAATTCGACACTGCCACGACAACCCGTTAGCGCGTGCTGAATAATGCCGTTGCGCCAGTAAATGGTTGCTGATCCAAAAGCTGAATCAACAGGAGAATAAACAACCGACGTACCCGCTGTTACCACTTTTGCATGACCAGCCGCCAACAACAGTGCATCGTAAGCGGGAGCAGTACCAGCCGTTCCGCTGGTCGATAGCTCCATATCAAAGGTTACTTCTACATGCTGTCCGACGGTAATTGCACCGCTTGCACCGAAAAAACCAGTAATGTTGCTGCGTGCAGCTTTTTCAATGATCGGATTAATGCTGATGTTGCTAACCATCATGACATTAGCGCCCGTCGGGGTAGAATCAACACCATAAGTTGTTTCTGCCTTGAACAGGATCAGCTGTGACTTATTACGTAAAAGTTCAGCCATTACTTAACTCCTCTTGTGGTTGTTCTGTTGGAAGCGCTGCATCTGGTGCATCGTCTTCGATTTTGGTGAGTGCGCCCGTGATAAGGTCGCGCATGTAAGAGCCGCCTGCACTAGGTAGTGGCAACTCTTGTGGTTCTTTTGGTTTAGCCATAAAAACACCATTAACTAATATCGGTTAATAACTGCATACCCATAGCAACACTAAATAGTGTGCTGGTGCGCATCTCGACACGCTTAATAAACGTGAACTCAACTTCTAGCCTGTTTTGCAAAATGATTTGGCGGTAACCATCCAATAACGGCATTACACCCACCTCATCAGTTAAGCTATGACCAGCAACAATTAACACCAAGTTAAGCTTGTCTTGCACGCAATTGCTTGGGTCGACACTATCAACCAGCAAGTAAGTACCAGCCATGTCGATAGCGTCAACACTAGAAACTTCTACCGCTTGCGCAAACAGGAATTTCACAAAATTGATTCGATCTACATATCCCATGCACTTGTCCTTGCTTGTGTTGCGTAAACAGTTTTAGGGGTGAGCTCCGTTTTACCGATTTGGCTTTTGGCGTTTCTAAACAACCGCCAGTCGTCTTCGGTTAATTCCACTTTAAGCAGAATTTTTAAGCGCAGCATCGCCACATCGAATAACAAGTGTTCCGCTATACTGCCAACTTCATACAGCGCCGCATCTAGCGCCGCTTGAGTAGATGTCTCTGTGATGGCGCTCGGGTTAGTAACCCCTAGCTTTGCGCGATCAAAGAAGCGTTGCTGTTGCTCAGTCATGCGGCTTGCCTGTGTTGGCAATATGACGCTTAATGACATCAGCGGGAGCAAGCTCCAACACAATGGCACGCAACAGGCTTAACTCGGTTTGTTGCCGATCTGCAATACCCGTCAAAATATCAATTTGCTGTTTTTGATTGAGCAACACTTTAACCAAGATAAAAATCAGTGGTAGCACCAGTGTCCCGACTAACCACTCTGGCGAAATAATCATTGCGCCACTCCTTTTTGCTCGCTGCCATCTGGGTTAAAAATACGCTCAGATGGGATTAGTTTTTCGCTATCAGACTCCTGACTTTCGTCAGGAGTTGTAACAGTTGTAACGGTTGTTGGCGATTCTTTTTGCGGCAAGAAATCCTCAATACCAATCACTTTTGCCATGATTAAGCCGCTCCGCCCATGTAAGCAAATTGCCACATACCGTATCCAGCATTGCCGAACCAGCTTGTACCGAACTTGACCACGGCTTCGTCAAACATGCCTTTGTCGTCGCGCTCGAACTTTGGTTCTTTAGCAACTTGCAACACGATTGGACGAACCGATTTGGTGGTGTCTAACAAATACCACGCATTACCAACAATATTGGGATCAACAATCATCTCGACCAGGTTAAATGTTGGGTTTCCGCTTGCTGTTTGAACTTTTAACAAGCTATGCGCCACACCACGTAAAGCCGCACCAACAACCAACAGATTCGGTGTGACACCGATGGCTTTGTCATCGTCGTTTTTAATCGACAGCATAAAATCGTATGCAGCAGCTAAATTTTCGGCATTGAGTGGTAACGATGACTTGTTGGCATAGGTATCAGTGCCGACGGTATGGCTACCGAAAAACGGCACGCCGTCGTATCCATTGCTAGTTGGTAGGTGACCATTGACCAGTAATTCTGACACCAATGATGCAGGATGTTTTTTGGCTTTTTCTGCCATGCTACGAATGGCAGGAGCAAACACACCTGCGTTGTCGAACTCAATGTAAGTCATTGGCACACCAACTGTGCTTTCGAATAACTTATTGCGGACAATGTAATCGTAGTTTTCAAATTCTTTTACTTGGCGCGCGCCAACCCATTCAATCAAGTCAGGGATTGCGCCAACCCAAGCATAGTTTTCTTGCAGGTTAGACGATGTCACGCGCGTGGCAATATCAGCCAGCGGCGCTTCGGTGTTATTAAATGATTCGGCAAAAATAACCTTAAAGCCAGTGCTTAAAGCGTTAATTTTTTCTGCATTCTGCGGCATGTTTGTATTCCTTTATGATAAAAATGAGAATTGTGTTTTGTGTCTTGTTTTTCGTTACGCTGTTTTAGCCGCCACGTAAGCGTCTTCGCTAACACCAAGCATTTTACATGTCGCTTTTTCGCGCTCATTCAGCTCTGATTTTTTGCCAGTGGCATCTGCTGGCGCTTGCATATCCAGCTTGCCTGTTAAGGCGATTTTGCTATTAGCATCTACAAGGTGTTGCAGCGTTTGAGAATCTAGCGACATTGCCATTGTGCGCTGTGGCTCGAATAGCTTGCCCTGTGCAATCAGGCTATTTACTTCGTGCGATTTGTTTTCTTGTGCTAAACGGGCGTTTTCAGCCTTAAGCGCTGCTAATTCGGCTTGTGCTGATTCGCTTACTGGTGCTTGCGTTGTCTGTGTCGTATTTGCTTGCGGCATGGTTGAGTCCTTATTGTTAGCTTCTGTGAATAACAGGTTAGGTTGATTGACAAGTCCAACGCTCGCCAACTCGCTAACGCTGCGATCTTCGTTGACGTAATAGGTTGGGGATAGGTAACGATAAAACTTGTTGTCGAACATTTCTTGTCCAACTTTGTTTAGTTCTAAGCTGGCATATAAACCATCGGCGCGTACCTCTAAGCTGTTCTTATCGAACCAGCCAATGGCTTGATTGTAATCACGGTGGTTTTCGAATAACGGAATATGTGTTCGCATACTTGACTGAATGGCGGCGGCATCAATTTTGTAAAATCGACCATCCAAGCCAGTCACCTCACCTAGCGGTGAAATGCACAGCTTTTCGCCTTGCTTAAAATTGATCTCAATGCGTCGCACATTGTTCTCTCGGTGTTTTGAACCAGCTTTATCCGTCATAACGTCCTCCGTTTTGTTGAGGCTATTAAAACAACATATTGTGTTCGTCTCAGTAAACACCTACTACAGGTAGATTATTTTTATCTTTTTTTTCACTTAACATACATCAACGACAAAATTTAAGCGGTTTTGGAGCACTCAAAACAACTAAGCCGATAAATGACCCGTTAAAAAACCTTAAAACGAATTAAAGCGGGTTTAAAGCGCCTTTAAAACACATGCGCAGCACAAACAAAGGAACACAAAAACAGTGGCACACGACAAAACCACCATTAACCGCGCCATTCAGCTAAAAAATGAAGGCTTTACGCTGCCAGATATTGCGGACAAGTTGTCGGTTAGTGTGTCTACAGTGCAGCGCTGGACAAAGAGCGCAAAAGCAAGTACGCCAGAAAACATTCGTGCTCAAATCGACGCACTGAGCAAAGAAACCCCAACAGAAGCCAACAGCAAACGCCTTGCCATGCTCTCCAAAACCTTAGAGCGCGTACATAGGCACGACAAGCGCATCGAAAAAACAAAAGCCGCCAAACCCACTAAAAAGCAAATCGCGCTGCAAGGCGAAACCGTACAACAACTCAAAGCCATTGCAATGCCTGAGCTGTATGTCTATCAACAGGACTTTTTGAATGATGCCAGTCAGTTCCGACTGGTGCTCAAGGCGCGTCAAATTGGCTTTACCTATGTTTGTTCTTTAGACGCTTTACTGGGTGCTGTGGCGGGGCGTAATCAGCTGTTTATATCCGCATCAGAAGATCAAGCCGTCAATATGATGCGCTACACCGAATACTGGGCTAAAAAGCTGGGCGTGCTGTTTGACGATACCGACAAGGTGGGCGAAAAAATCCTAAGCAATGGCGCAATCATTAAGGCTATGGCGCATAACTTCCGTACCGTGCAGGGCTTTACGGGCGACATTTGGATGGATGAGTTCGCTTGGTATCAAAACCCCAAACGCATGTGGGGCGCGGCTGTTCCCAGTATTGGCGCGGTAGAGGGGCGCTTGACCATTTTAAGCACACCATTCGAAGAACATAGCCTGTTCCACGAACTTTGCACCAACGAACTGAAATACTTCATGTTTAGCCGTCGCACCATCACTATTTACGACGCGATTAACGACGGACTCAAGTTCGACCTAGAGACCATGCGGGCGTTGTTTGATTCTGACACGTGGGCGAGTGCTTACGAATGCCAGTTTATTGATGACGAAAGCGCGTTACTTCCCATCAGCCTTATCAAGGCTTGTGTTGATGAAAAAATGGGCTACTACACACCCAATACCGTTAATAACGTCACAGCGGGCTATGACATTGGACGCACAAAAGACTTATCTGTCTTGGCAGTAATTGACCCACTCAATGCCAATCATTTGCGCCTTGCCAAGCTTGACACCTTTAAGCAAGCCAGCTTCGACGAACAGCGCACCATCTTGCGCGACTTTATGAATAACTACAGCAATGCGCGGCTCAAAATTGACCGCACAGGCATTGGTATGGATTTGAGTGAAACCATCAAAAAGCAATACAAGGCGCGTGTTGAAGGGGTTCATTTTAGCGCTGGTAGCAAAGAGCGACTTGCGTTAGGGCTTCGTAAGTTGTTTGAAGACAAAGTGATTATTATTCCGAACGACCCCCATTTAATTGCCGATCTGCACGCAATTAAACGCAAAGCTGGGGCAAACAGTTTTTTATACGACTCAGACCGTAATGCCCACGGACACGCTGACCGATTCTGGGCAACCGCTTTGGCTTGCAGCTACTTCGACTATGCGCAAGCGCCTGTATTTAACTACGGCAAAGCTCGCGCCATTCTCAACAAAATCAACAAACAAAAGGAACAGCTGCTGTGAAAGAGATTATTAATTTTCGTGAGCGTATTTTATTAGACGATAGCCAAATGTCTGGCTATCAAGAGTTGTCTGTACGTCGCATTAAAGCGATTTTAGCAAGTGGCGAACTGAGCGAGCTTACAAACCTATACCGAATCATGATGACCAAGGATAGCCATATTGCTAGCGAGATTCGTCGTCGCAAAAGCCGTATTCGTGCTCAAAACATGATTGCAAAAAGCAGCAACAGCAAGACACAAGCTGCGCTAGATGTATTGTTTTCTACAAACGAACCAAAAAAACTATTAGACCGCATGTTAAGCGCAATTGAGTACGGTTTTTTTGCTGGTCAACTTTACTACGATACTAAACTACACCTAAACCCGATTCATCAGACACGTATTTATAGCGATAGGAATGGCTTTTATTTTTACGACAGCAAAGGCACAAGCTACCGCCTAGATGATCGTTTTATGGCGTTTACCAACTTCGAACAACAGGTACACGAAGCTAGTGCGCTCTATTCGCTGATTTACTTGTTTACCGCAAAACACTTTGTGTTGGCTAACTACCTTAAGTTCGCCGAATTACTCGGTGTTCCTCCTATCATTATCAATGCAACAGATTCAGATTCTAGTGCTGAAATTATCAAGAACACTATGGACTTAAAAAGCGGTGGTATCGGTGTGTTTGCCAAAGATGACACCATCAAGGTGCTAGAGGGGAAAGGCACGCAGGCGGAATTTATGGAGTTCATTAAATACTGCGATAGCCAGATTAGCCTCGTTATTAGTGGCAATACACTCACCAGCAACTCAGACGGAAAGGGAAGCCTTGCCCTTGGCAAGGTACACGAAAACAGCCAAAACATGGTAACGCAAGAGGATTGTTACTTTTTTGGCGATCAGCTTGCTTCCTTCCTAAAAATCAGCCTCGCGCTAGAAGGATACGACACTAGCGACCTAAGTGTTATTTTTGAGTTCGAAAAAGACATCGATTTAAAAGCGCGTGCTGAAACCTTGGCAATTCTGGCAGGTATGGGGGTAGATATTCCCATTGATTACCTAGCGACTGAGTTTAACTTGCCAAGCACCACCACCAAAACAACCCCAGTAACGAGCGCCAAAAATGATAAAAATAAGAATTTACCGCATAAAAATAGCAAAGGTTGCGACTGCTGCGGCACAAAAACGCGCCATGCAAACCAGCGCAAAACACCTAAAAAAGAACACAATGCCATTACGCAATCAATGTACGACCAGCTTGATGCAATGGAGCAAGAAGCCCTTAATGATGGTGACGATTTGGCGGTACATGCCTTGGATTTTATGGTCGATGCTTTGGGTAGCTGTGCGAGCTACCAAGAAGCTATTGAGCTAACCACGGCGGCATTTGGCACACAACCGCTTAACGGCTTTACTGAATTAATGCAAAATGCCATTTCTAACAGCGCGTTAGCAGGCATGGCGGACGTGCAAGCCGAAACAGGCACAAAACCATGAGCGACCCAATTGGCTTTAACTTAAATAGCCCACCAACCGAAGCCATAGACTATCTAAAGGCAAAGGGCTACGCCATTAGCTTTGATTATGACGAGCTGATGCACGATGCGCACCATCGCGCCTTTACGGTAGCTAAGGTGATGCAACTTGATTTGTTGGCAGATATTCATCAAAGCCTGTTAGACGCACAAGCCAAAGGCACACCCTTTGAACAATGGAAGAAAGACCTTATCCCAACACTCAAAGCCAAGCAATGGTGGGGTGAAAAAGAGATTTACGACGAGCGCACAGGCGAGTACAAAACCATTCGCATCGACGGCAACCGCCTTAAAACCATCTTTGTTACCAACATCAACACCAGCTACGAAGTGGGGCGTTGTCGGCAAATGGCACAACTGCCACCCGAGTTCGCTTATTTGCGCTATTGGGCAATTAAAGACGCTAAAAGCCGTCCGCGCCATGCCGCCTTGCATGGCTTGATTCTGCCAAAGTCAGACCATTGGTGGGACATTAACCGCCCGAAGAACGGCTGGCGTTGCCGCTGTACCGTGCAAGCCTTAACCCTAGACATGATCGAAGCCAAAGGCTACAAGATTGCGGATAAAGCACCGCCGCGCATCGCCGATGCCGACTGGGGATTCAACCCCTGCAAAGACAGCGCCGCCAACCTAGACAAAGCCTATTTTAATAAGGTTCAAAGCCTTGTTTGCCCTGAGAACAATGCCCGCACAAGAGATGTGCTGTGTCCGTTTGTCGACAGTGTTAAGCATAACTACAAAACCGCCATGCTTGCCACGCTACCAACACCTGAAAAGTGGGGTGAATTTGTAGACAAAGCCATAACAGAACCATACAACCACAGCGAGCGCTTAGGGTTTTTAAGCATGATTGAACCGCTGCAAGACTGGTTATCAATCGTTAAACCAGAAAGCGATTTAATTCAAGTCGATACGGCTGCTATTCGTAACTTACTGGCTAAGGGCATTTACACAGCAGGAGCCAAGCCGCAAACGGACACACAAAAACCAACATTCACCCCATTAGAGCTGAAAAACCTAATCAATGTCATTCATCAGCCAGATGAGATTTATTTTGATAACTATTTGATACTGGTATGGAATCTATCAGACGGTAAAGGAAAGCTGGTTATTGAAATAGACAATGGCGATAAAAAAGCAATTTACCACACATTGAAAAGCGGCATGGTTTACAGCGAAGAGGGGTTTAAGCAGAACGTAAAAGACATGCAAAGAATTTACTAAGCGTTGCTAGGTGGCTCTCGACTGCCACATCGTTAGGCTTAACGCCCTTACCAGTCTACCACTGCTGGGCACTAGCAACACGAATTTATTTAACCACATCAACAGGAAAAACACAATGACCCCACAACAAGCCATAGAGCGCGTGATTGCATTAGAAGGCGGTTACACGCTACACCAAAACCCAACAGAACCACAAGCGACCTACGCAGGCATTTACCGCGCCGCAAACCCGCTATGGATTGGCTGGCAAGCCATTGATAAGGGTCAACAACCAGACAAGAAGCTGGTGATTGATTTTTACCTTATCAATTACTGGCAACCATTCGCCGCCATTACCAACAATAACATGCGCTACATCATGTTCGAATACGCCGTAAACGCAGGTGCAAAACAAGCTATTAAAGCCGCACAGCGCACTGTTGGCATTAGCGACGATGGTGTACTGGGCAAGATTACAGCGGCGACCATTAACGCCATGCCAGAAAAGCTGTTTATTACCAGCTACATGCTGACCCGCGCTAAAGCCTACCTAGACCTAGCCAACAAAGACCAAAAAAAGTATGGCGGTTATTTGCGTGGCTGGCTCAACCGATTATTTGATAATGATTTTTTAACCACAGGAGCAACAACATGAATCAACTTAAAGGCTATATGAGTGAACGCCTAAAAGAAGCCTCTACATGGCGCGGCATTGTCGCTATTTTGGCGGCGCTTGGCATTGGTGTCACGCCCGATCAAGCGGATGCTATTGTCGCAACAGGGCTAGCGACAATTGGGGCGCTAGGTGCTTTCTTCCCAGATCGCAAAGCATGAGCGTGAGCGTTAAGGCGGTGGGGCTTGAAGAAATTCAAGCCTTGCTCACAAAGCTATCTAAACAAACATCGGACATGCAGCCTATTATGGCTGGCATTAGCGAGATATTAAAATTCGACACGCAAGAGTCGTTTGAAAAGCGCGCAAGCCCATTTGGTCAAGCATGGAAGGAGTCGAAGCACTGGCTACACGATAGTGGCGCACTGAGTAGCTTTAACACCAGTGCAACCGCCTATAGTGCCGAGGTTTATACTAGCGTGGTATATGCTGCCATTCATCAGTTTGGGGGATTTATTGGGCGTAAGAAAAACCCAAAGATTAAAAAATCAACCAGCCGATTTACACCAGCAAAACGCGGATACATACCAGCTCGCCCGTTCTTACCTATCAACAACGCAGGGCAACTTGCACCACATACCGAACAAGCCATTGTTAACTTTATTAAAAAGAAGCTATTGCCTTAAATTGATAATAAAAAAGCGACCTAAGTCGCTTTTATTATTTAGCCCATCCTTTTCCGTCTCTTGGAATATTTGTCATTGATGCAGCCGTAAAAACTGAGTATATCCCATTCTTACCAACGCCAAAATCATCATTAACCTTATCGTTTCTTGCAAGAAACCATAAATGACAAACCAAGTCGGTAACGATAGGCTTTCCAAATGAGTCATATTTGAGCATATTATTCATTATTTGAATTGCACATAGAACAGTTATTTTTTTATCGTCTTGCGCTATTTCTGAAAGATAAAACCCGTACCACGACATTATTTTGTACGGGTCGATAGATGTTTGTTGTATTTTTAGCTTCGTTAAGAATGCATAATGATGTGTTATTGTTTTTTCTTTTGCATTATCAAAATCATCTTTGGTTAAACTAAGAAGTCCGTGCTTATCTGAAAAATCTTTCGTGCGCAACACAGAGTCTAGTTTTTCCATTAAATGGTGAATTATTTTAACGTCATCTTGAGCAATAACCATTAATGGTGCGCTCTTTCAACAGTATCTACAACGTGATTAACGGCAAGAATTATGTTGCTGGCTTGAGCTTCAGAATTTTTCTTATTTGTTATTTCACTATTTAAGTGCGCTCTAAGTCCTTTAGACATTCCGTTTTGGTATGAATTTTCTTTGCCATTACTCTTGATATAATCATCCTCTATGCGCCTAAACATAGCTGTGAATTCATCAATATTCATAAAGCAACCTTTGCCTTTACAGGCTCTTTTACCACTAATCAATAGTGCTAGTTAGAATTATCAAAGCAAAACCACAACTAGCACCAAAACTTAAGCACCTAACCACAACATGTTGTGGTTTTTTGTTTCTGCTAAATAGCAAAAAACCGTAATAAAGCCAACAAGATGCGTTTATTACGGCGCGTCTAACATTATAGATTAACCAACGAATTGAAACAACAACAATAACTGCCGTTAACCATCGCTAACCATCCATTACCCCACCGCCAACAGCCTAAACCGTTCCTTCTCTTCGGTTAGCTTGTCGATAATCATGCCAAACATGGCGTAAAAGTCATCGCCTGTTAGGGTGTCTTCGCCCTGATTGATGGCGCACGACATCGCAAAGGCAAAGCCACGCAATGCCGACAAGTCTTGCTCGAAAGCATCTACTACTGCCAATAATTCGTTACTCATGCCACACCTCCCATCAAGGTGTAGAATATTGATGACACTTCGCGCTCACTTTTCCAAAAAACACCGTCGTACTTATCCAATAAGCCACGCGCTGTTTTATCGTTGTGTGGCTTTCCAACAGCTGCCAGTACCGCCTGTTTCTTCAATCTTCCTTCCTTCGCTATCTAGCGCGGTTTTAACTTTGGCAATAAACTCGTTTTCTCTATCTTGTCGATACTGGTTTGCTTTGGTTTGCGACAAGGATGGTAACGCCTTAGCCACTACAGGCTTTTGCACGGTAATCAGTTGGCGGTAAAGGTCGGTATTTTCTTGACGGATATGCGCCAACTGGCGTTGGTAGTGGCTTTCTATCTCTGCCACCTTAGCGTTTAAGTCTTGCACCATGCCAAGGCTGGCAACAGGGGACAGCAATGCTTTTTCCATTTTATTGAATTGGTCGATATAGGCAAGCTTAAAGGCAAGGGCTTTTTTACCTGTAAAACCCATTGCGAGCAGGGTAAAACCGTCGCGGGTGATGTTGAAATAGCGTTGTTCACGCGTTCCGCCATTAGGCATATCAACGATTTTTAATGATTCCTTAAAATTAAGGAAACACCATTCTTGTGGTAACTCAATGATTAAATTATCAATTGACTGTATTACATTATCGTGTCGCTTACCGAAAACTTCGGCAATATTTTGACTGGTTGTGACGAGCGTATTATCTGAGCTGGCAATGATTTGAATTTGTGTGTTCATGATGAACTCCTATTTAAGTTAAGGAATCCGCTCACTTTATCGACCAAGACTGGGTGAGGGATTGTACAGGGTTGGTCGACTGATTAAATAGTAACTCAGCACACCTTGCGGTGTCCCCATACAATCCACTCATAGAATGGACGGTGTAAAAACAATAAAACCCCTTGCGGGGCATGTTTACACCCTATTTAAACCATGGCGACCAAGCCAAGACGCTGAATTTGCAGCGTGTGGGTAGTCTACTGGTTTAATTTGTGTTTTGTCAAATACTCCCTGTTATTTCATCATGCCGTGCATGGCGTTTTTTAGCATTGCTATATTGGCTGCCGCTTGCTCGTCGCTTACTAACAGCCTTGCGTGTGGCTTTTTAATGGGTTTATCCAATTCTGGATCACTGTTTTGGTGGCTGGTTTGCTCCGCCATAATGCCTAATTTATCTTTTAGTACCTTTTTCAGATAGTTATGATTGGTTAATTGCTTAAATCCGCCCGTTGCTTGGTGCTGATTTAGACTGTTTAGCGTGTCCTCTATGGCTTCGTCTAGCTTATAGCGGTTTTGGCTTAGGCTTAACACCTCCTTTAACAGCTTTAGTGCGCGATCATTGCTTAAATCCCGACTTGGGGCGCGAAACAACCCCAAGTAGCGCAATACTAAGCCTGCCAAGGTGGTATCCAGCTTGGCTACCACGGTTAATAACTCCCTTCCTGCCTCGTCTTGCACGCACGCCTCTAAACTGATTCGGCTGTGGCACATTGGGCATCGTCCTAGTTGCATGGTAAAACCTCCTCAATACAACCGACACAACTGAGCAACTATCAATATAACGCTTAGTTGCTCGGTTGTGTTTGTTGTAGTTGGTAGCAAAATGCTTTACCACTGCGCTCAGATACCCAGTGCTTTCCGTCAAACTTATCTAATAAACCGCGTGCTGTTTTATCGTCCTTTTCTCTACCAATGGCTTCTAAAAGCATTGTTTTATTGATATTAGGCTGCTCTGTCAGTACTGCTACCACGCTTTGCACGAATTCAGATTCGCCTTCGCTCATTCTGGCTTCATCTAAATCAATTGGTTGCAATTCAAAGTTATTGACCATCACGCTAAACGCCATATCGGTAATGCTGGCACGTTCTTTTTTTACCGTCAGCAAACACCCAACCGCGCCTGCAACCGTGTCGATTTTGGCAAGGTGATACATATTGTCCACGCTGTTACGAATGTGGTTGCTGCCTTGGTAGTTTTTGCCGTCTTTATTGCTGTGGTGTAGCACAATCACCGTTGCACCCGCTTCGCGCAAGTTCATTAGCGCATCCATCACGCGCATCACCTTGGCATCCATACCAATATCCGCAAAGTTCCTTAGACTATCTAGTATCACCACCTTGCCCTTTAAGGCTTTACCGACCGCTTTTTCTTCCAACATCATCAACACATCAAAGGCACTGGCTTGTACCTTGCTGCGCTGCACATACTGCACCCGACGATGATTCACCAAACCTGCCAACACACCACGCTCTTTGAGCACGGTTAACGGGTTATCGAAGTCTAAATAAACCACGTCAAAGCCGATTTGAGCACAATGTTTGGCAATTGCCATACTCATCCAGCTTTTACCGCTGCCACCGTCGGCGTAAATCATGGTAATAAGATTCTTGGCTAAGAATCCATCCATTAAGAACTCTGTCTTTTCGTTAAAGTCGCCTTCGTGTAAGGCAATATCATTCAAAAATTCAAACATTATCTCACTCCATTTTTCTCGTTTTTATCACCCAAATGGTCAAACAAACCAATTTGTTGACAATGTGTTTTATATTCCGCCCAACAAGCATCAACCTCTATCACTTCTGCGGTGTAGAAGCGAAATTTACACTTCACACACTTGCGCGAGCGACGACGAATCATGCCGTTCTCTGTTAGTTCAACCTCTGTCTTCTCGTGTCCGCATTTGGGGCAAAACATGGTTACACCTCAATCCGATTAATCGCTGTTAGTACCTTAGTCGCTTCCGACTTGGTAAGGGAAGCCACAAAATGCACCTCGCGCTTGAGTACGCGTGTCATAAACTTAACCAGCGCCAAAGGTGTTTTCTCGCGACTACGCGCCTGCCACTGGCTCTCGATGGCGTTCTTTTGCAATGCTGTGATGCTGGTATTATCGCCTTTCGCTTTAGGGCGAAACGCTGTTGACTTAACCGCTAACTGAGCGTCGCCATTGAGCACATCCAGTAGGTTTTTAAGTTCAGCAATACTCAATTCGGTACTGCTTTGCACCCCATACCATTCGTGCAAGGTGCTTGCCCATGCATCATCATCTTTCATGCGCTTGTGTGCTTGCGTGCAATGAATCTGCTTAATAAGGCTTTTACGATAAGCCTGTTGTTTTGCTGTCATAATGCCTCCTGTTTTGAGATAAACACTAAGTAATGCCTATCTGAAAAAAGGCGGGGCTTAATTACCTTAAACCCCAAACAAACCCGATTAAGCGCCAGAAATATCCAAAGCAATCGGCTTATAATCAGCGTCGCTGCTTTCGCGCTCGTACACGCGCACATAACTCTTACTTGCCACCACTTGGATGCTATCGCGCAAGGCTTTCATGGCATCCAACCAACTCGGATCATTAATGTCCAAGCGCAACAAACCAAACACGCGTGCGGTGCTAATATTGCCTTGCTTGTCAACCTGAAAAGCGTGTTCAATTAACGCCTTAATCTCGACGCGCGAGCCTTGCGACCAGTTATGAATACACTGATCTACCTTGGCTTTGGCGGTATTGATGCGCTCATCAAATACCATCGTATCTTGCACGCTACGCACCACCTTAAAGCGACCATCAAAACTTAACAGCGTCACATTGCCCTTGCTACCACCCACTTTCGCGTTGTACTTTTCTGCCGAAAGCTCCACAAATGCACCAATGTCCGCCATCATGTCGGCTTTCGTTTTAGTCAATACACCGTTAACGTCTTTAGCCTTAGCCACTAACTCCAATACCAATTCGTCGCGCGTTTTGTCTAGTTCGCTAATTGCCTCTATGGGCACCAAATGCCCCGCAGCATTTTGCTTGTACCCATCTGGGATTGTGTTATCACTCATATCTCACCTCGTTTTAGTTAAAAATCAAATCTTGACCATGCCCAACAAGGTAATTGCCTCGCGTTCGCTATAGCCTAATTCCATGTTTTGCATCACTTTTGCCACCATACGCAAGTAGCCATAATTAGCCGCGCGTTTTGCCAGTGTTTCAGCGTATTCAAGCCCTTTGTTTTGTCCAAATTCAATCAATTCAGACACGTCAACCGTCATAATTTCGCCACTGGTAATGCGGTTTTGCACATAGCCGCCCAGTTTAGCAATGCGCTTTTTCAGCTCTGGTAAACCAACGAGCACCACCGTTACGCCAGACTCGTACACCTCACGAATCAGCTCGACCTTGCGCCCAAAAGCTTCATCACTGCCATGCACCCACAAGTCCGCCTCATCAATAACCACCATTGCCACGCCTGTGCTTAGGCAAGCATCACAAAAAGCCGCGCACAATTCGTCTGCGTTGCCTTTGGCGCGTTTTTCCCCCGTCGCCTTCACAAGCATCCGCGCCAACATACTCACGCTTTGATTCTCGCGTGCCTTCACATACAGCACATCTTTGCGACCCTCACAGAATGTTGTCATAGCCGTGGTTTTACCTGTGCCAGACTCACCTAAAATCACCTCAAAAAACGCTTGCCCAGAAGCCAAGACGCGCTCTAATCGGTCGATAGAGAACTGCTGACTGGCGGTTAAAAAGGCGTTTTTCTGAGCAATCACATAATCCGACTCGGTTATCTTTGCTGCACCCTCTTGGCACACATCAATAATCGCTTGGCGTATCAGTTCTAAATTAGCGCTGCTATAATTGCCATTGATAACACTAGAGATAGTCCCTGAATTGCGCCCCACGCGTTTGGCTATCTCTCTCACACTCAGACCACTCTGATCTGCTAAGGTTTTTAAATCCATGAATCACCACTCCGAATTAGAAAAAATAAAATCTGCACTAACATCACAAGCTGCCCACAATGCCGCCATGCATATCGTGCTTGAGCGTTTGCTTTGTGCTGTAAGCGAAGACGAAAAACCAAACATGCTCAAATACCTAAAAAGAGAAATGAGCGGCATTAAAAAACAAGCTGAATCAATCGTTCACGAGTCTGACGATTTAGCAGAAGTTGTGTTCTTAGTTGACTACTATCACCTTCAAGTAGCGTTTTTGGATGAACTGATTCCTTTATTAATGCCGCCAAAAGAGAACATTGCTCACCGCTCAAAGCTGGCAAGGGCACACCATCGAAAGCAAAACGCTCTAAATCGCGCAGCGAAATCTTCGCCTGACGACGAACCAATGGCTTGACCGCCTCAAGTAGCAATTTTCTTGTTTTCATCATCAGCCTCCTGCTGCTTTTTTCTTCAAAACTTGCTTGGTTAAATCGGGAACCAATAGCGCCTTAAGCTCCGCATCCGCTGCCTTGTCGGCAGTCATCTTGCGTGCAACGCCTTCTAACTTGCTCAGTTTGGTTACGTTTTTAACCCCTGTAATCACCTGCTGATACTTGCGCACCATCGACATCACCATGTTTTTAAGTCGTGTTTGTTCAGCAAGCTTGTCGGACAATGCCACCCAATCGTTGGCATTAATCGCTTCGTTTAGCTTGCACTCAATTACTTCGCCTTTTAAGTCACTTACACCCATCACCCAACAGCGCGTTAAGTCCAGCGGGTCGTGTCGAATTTCGACCGTTTCACCACGTAACAGCACCAGTTTTGGGCTGGTGTAGTCGTAATTACCCACCCGAACCGAACCGCCTCTGATTAGGCGCGTCTGGCGCGGCAACAACATAAACGACAAGGCTTGCTCGCTTAATCGCACCACACCTGTTCGCTGCAAATCCTCAACAAACAATTCAAATGGTGCACGACCACGGCGGCTGTCGTTAACGCTAAATAAATGGGTATTCCACCACTCAATCGCCTCAATCATCTTTTCTAAAAAAGCGTCCGCCATCAGTAGGTTGCCGCTTTTAGTGTCTTTTTTAAGACGCTTAGCCTGCATATCACCCAGATCACCATCGACGCGCTTGTGATAACCAACCCCATCGACCATCACGCGCAAGCGGCGTTGGATATGGTTAAAGATGTTCTCAATCGGCTTGGCACGGCTGTTTTTAACCCGCGCCCGTGTGTGTCCGTAATCAATCGCTCGCGTATCGACGGATCCAATTTCGACACCCTTAATCTGTGCTTGCACATCGGCAAAATACTTTGACAATTCAGGCTTACCGTTATCGGTATAAACCCGCATTGGCAAGCCTATCTCGCATACTTGCTTAAATGCGTCCGCTATCAAATACTTGTTGTATTTACCTAGCGTCATGCTCATGCCAATCACAGCGCGGCTGCGCATATCGGCAAAAACATAAAATTCAGGCGTGACAATCTCACCTGTTTCAGGATTAACCACCTCAAAATCGCTCACGATCTGGTCGCCAACCACCATACCCAACGCGCTGTAGCTATCCCACGCACGGTTAACATGCGCTATTGCACCATTAAGCAAAGCGCGCCCACCTTGGGTACTACCCACAATCAGCGTCTTAATTTCTGGTTTAGCGAAAAATGCGTAAAGTCGTTTTGCGCTACCAATACGCCAACCTTGTACAGCAGCTTCTTTTTTCAACACTTCATAAATATCAACCACTTGATGCATCTTATGATTCATCTTGTAACCGATTGCCCACTCCAAAGCAGCCGCATCGAATGCACTGCTTTTAAGCTTGACACCACTCACATCTGCTAATCGCTTAGTCGTCACTTCTGGGGCTTTAGCGCTTGCCAAAGCCATCCAGCGTAATAACGATGGGGTAGAGGTGCTGTACTTATCCGCAATGCGTCCGTAATGCACCATCTTTTTCACCCCAATAGGCACATCCAACGCCTCGCGCACTGCTTGCGCCTTGGTTGTGTCTAGCCCAGCCATATTGAGCGCCCGAATGTCGCTAATCATTTTCGAGACAGTTTTGCCGTGTCCCACCACATCAGCGCCACGACCACCAGCACCATTGCTAGCAGAATCCAGTGCGATACCTCTATTTCCAACATTTACGCGCCCTCCAATTCGCTCAAGGCGTTGCCCAGCTGCTGCGTTGCTTCGTGCAGACTTAGCGCCACGACGCTCGACTTCTCTACCACTGCCTCCAGCTCGCCAATAGCCGCCATCAGCTGATCTTGACTCATATTGCCCAGCTGCATTGCCGCCATGAGTCCGTTCGGTTTGCGCTTCTGTACCGTTTCCACCACGTCCAGTAGGCGAATATCCATAATGCAATCCAACGACTCCTTGAGTCGCCACGCCACATCCACCATTACCGCTTCCTTCATTGCCATATCCACCCATCCCGTTGGTTCTTTCACATGAAATCCCGCCAAATCCGCCTTGTTGAACAGCGCTGCTGTCTCGCCCGTCCACCAATTCTGCGGTGTCATTCCCAGCTCCCGTGTTGTCGCTGCTTCTAATTCCATACCCATTTTTTAATCCTTGTTCACAAGATAAATCACCGTAAGAATTGCTGCCGTAGCCCCCCCTAGCAGCACCGCCATCAAAGCCATTGCTATTTCGCACACCATTACCACTCTCCTTTAATAACCCTTCCAACAAACCAGCAGCAGCCAATAACGCATCGGGCACATCAAGCTCAAGGACTTTGCCGCCACGACCAACGCCGTCAACAAATGATAACGGTAGTTTAGTTCCGTTCACTAGGCAAAAAAAAGCGCCGCCCTTAACCGCTCGTTGCGCTGACTTTTTTAATGTCTCGTAAGACACACCCAAAGCCACTGCTGCTGTTTTGCTGTTTACCCACATATCACACTACCGCTTTAATAACTAAGTCGTTTTTGTTTGGTTCAACAAAAATTCTTAAGGCTGCGACGCTTTCTTCTAGGTCACTCATCTTAAATCTTAATGTCTGGTCGTCATCTCGCGTGAACTTTCCTGTTGCAACAAGATAAACAACTGACTCAAGAAGCTGTACCGAGTCATTACTGTCAAGCGTCATACTGGCCATTTTAAAAGCCCCTTTACCTCATTAATCGCATCAATAACCATGCTAATTCCCAAAAAGAAAAAAGAAGTCATGGCGAAAATAAAACCAAGCCCGTAATCCTCATTAAAACAAAAAGATACACTTGCAATAAACATGAGAATCGTAATGTAATAAGCCGTATTTAATTTCATAGCAACCCATCCATTTCCAACTGATTAGCGGCTTTTTTACTAATAAAACCAACGCGCAAACTGCTATAACTCAAGCCTTTCTTTTCGCAGTACCACTTGAGCGTATGCCCGTCGCGTTCTTTTAACTTTTGCACCACAGCAACCACCACATGGCGACCCTGTGGTACTTCGCGTGCGGCATCGATTGCCAACTCTGCACCCATATTTTCACCTCACATTAAAAACACATTACACTTAGGTTGCCCACTGCCTGTTAGCGCAAGTAGTGGGCGTTTTTTCAACACGATTTAAGGAATCAAAACCATGTCAGAAAATAAAATAAACCAAGAACTTATATATCCAGCAAACCTAAACAGGCAGACTACTATTGACTTTTGTCAAACCGTCAATAAAATCGAAAGCCCAGTCTCTGTTTTGTGCCAACCACTCCCCAACAAACCAATCCGTGAATGCTTTAGCATCGTGCCAGATCACGTCAGTAAACACGGTGGCAGAGCTGTAATTGGTTGGGCTATCTGGGAAACTAAAGGAATCCTGATAGAAGCTGAATTCCACGCCGTCTGGCAAACC